GATCCAGATCACCAATGGAAGTGCCTGCAAGGTTGGGAGACAACCCAAGTGCAGATGATTTAAGAGCTAGAAACAATATGGCAGCAAGGGCTCATAGAGATAGAGAACAGAACAGACCGAAGCGAGTAAGGATTGAAAGAAGCCTGCAAATGGCAGAAGAATTAAAAGATAGAACTATCTATCAGAGTTACCACTGTGATAGTCGAGGTCGTTTTTATACGAGCAATAAATATGTAACAACGATGGGGCCAGATACAGAAAAAGCTTTACTGAATTTGGATAAGCCGCAACCCGTGGACGATACAGCAATGAAATGGTTGCTCAGGGCAGCAGCGGGACATTACGGATTGTCAAAATCTAGTTGGAAAGAGAGAGAAAAATGGGGAGAAGATAATATTAAAAAAATTTCTGCCATTGCTCAAGATCCCTTTGCACACCTAGACCTATGGAGACAAGCAGATGACCCCTGGCAATTCCTTCAACTCTGCAAGGGTGTATATCAAGGACTAAGGGATGGGGAATCTTCAGCGGTTATTCGCTTTGACCAAACAACTTCAGGATGCGGTATTCTCTCCGCCCTCGTAAGAGATAAAAAAATTGGAAGACTATGCAATTTATGGGGTGATGACAGACAGGATTTATATACGCAAGTAGCCGAGAGAGTTACAGGAAGATTGATTGAAGACCTACAGCTAGGAGAAGACAAAGAGAAGGCTCTTGCTGAGTTGTGGTTAAGCCGAGGAATAGATAGGTCATTAACTAAAGGACCAATACTTGCAAGCCCCTATGGAGGTACATATATGTCTCTCTGTGATTCATTGGTTGAAGCCCTGGACGAACATCTCGGTTATGTCCCATTAGAAGAGTTCAATTTCAGGGTTGCAATGCCAGCAAAATATTTAGCTCGTCATCTTTGGAGTGAATTAAAAGACGAAATTAGTAGCTGCTTAGAAGTAAAGAAATGGTTAATGAAAGTAACAAGAAAGGTAATGCAATTGTATCCAGTTGAATACACAATGCCTTCAGGATGGCCTATGAGGTTTGCAGACAGAGAACCCACTAGAAGAACTATTCAAACGCACCTATTTGGTAAGAAAATAAATATAAATATTCAAGACCAGCCAGTAAACGCAAAACTGAGCGCAACACAAGCCAATAAAGGAGTTGGAGCCAACTTTGTTCACGGGCTAGACGCAGCATATCTAGTGATGCTTATGGACAAACTCTACGCCCCCGAGATTGATGTTGTTGTGAACCATGACTGTTACGGGGTCGCAGCTATCCATGCTGATAAGTTCCATAAAACCCTGCTAGAGACTATGAATGAGTTCTACAAAGAAGATCTATTAAATCAGATATATCAAGAGATCTCAGAGAATACAAGTCTTGTTCTTCCGAAACCGCCAATGGTGAATACGCTAGACCCTGTATCAATTGGCACTAACCCGTATTTGTTTTCTTAATATATTTACTTTACATATATGCAAATAACTTAACTCCATATATAGTGTATAGGCAATAGCGCTTATACGACCAATGCAACTACAGCAGACACCAAAAGCCCCATGTCAATGGTTTAAAGGATTAGGTGAACCAGAGCCAAATAAATTTGAACCAAAATCTCCACCTTTTTGGTCAGCTGATTTGATTCTTAACTTAAATATTAAGCCACATAAAGAGTGGTTTGAAGCTCAAGAAGCAGAAGTACAAAGGCAGCATGGAGTGAACGCAAAAGCTTCTACCAATGCTTTACCTTTTAAGACACAAGATGATGGCACAGTTATATGGACTTTTAAGTTAAAAAGATTTACTAGAAAGTCTGACGGTGGATTTACTTCAGGGCCATTAGTTGTTGACAGTAAGAACAACGCATGGGATGCCGAAAACCTTATTGGTAATGGTTCAGAGATACGAATTGGTTATGACCTTTATCCCTGGAAGGGACCGAGTGGCGTAGGTCTTTCTTATCAGATGAGACAAGTTCAGGTCATTGATTATGTCGCTTACGAGCGCTCCTCAAGCTCAGTCTTTGATGAAGTTCAGGGCGGCTATGTCTCAGCCTCGGATGTTGTCTTCGATGCCCAGAGTTGAGTTCACCATACCCATTGTTCCTAAGTCCAAGGCGAGGCCCAGGTCTTTCCAAGGACAAAAGGTTCCATACATGGATCCTAAATACAAACAATGGAAAAAAGATGTATGGAGTCTTGCTTCAGAGTTCTGGACTGAAAAGCCTTTAAAGAAATGCAAGGCAATCATTGTTATCTTTCATGGCCCTGCAAGGGGTGATCTCGATAATCTTCTTGGCGGAGTGCTTGATGCTCTGACCAGCGTAAAAGCAAAAGGCAAGCAAGCATTTGAACCAAGACTTTTTGAAGATGACAACGTGAGAGTCATTGATGACATACATCTTCGATGGGTGCATGAACCAAAAAAAGACAACGCAAAAATCCACTTCCAGGTCTTTTATTAATGTCACTGCTTCAACAATTCATAGCAATTGCTTGTATTAGCTACTTGCTTTACGTCTTCCTTAAGATCTTTATTAATCATCCATAAATGAACTGCCCTTACTGCTTAAACGGCACTTCTGAAGTTATTAGGGTTGCCACTAGGGATTTTAAAGGAGTTCCTTATGTGCAAAGACGAAGAAGATGCAACTCTTGCCATCAAAAATTTTCCACTTACGAAGCTGCTGATTTAAAGGTTTTAGCCAACAAGGTTAGCGGTACTGCTTCATTGCTTAGAGCAATTGATGAAATGAAAGTGGAGATGGAGGCGAATGGGTGAATCCAAGTTTTTACGTCATGGGCCTTGCGATTGCGGCAGCAGCGACGGCCTTGCGATTTACACAGACCATTCGTACTGTTTCGCCTGCCAAACATACAAAAAAGGTGAAGCAGAAGAAGAGAAAAAAGATGCCCGACCGAACTTTATTCCGCCAATAATGAAACCAGTATTTAAGAAATGGGAAGACGAAACTTACAGAGCTATCCCAAGAAGAGTCCTGGAGCAGTACGGCATACAAAGAACAGAGACAGGCGTTGTCTTTGAGTATCGAAATAAAGAAGGAAAAGTTATTGCACACAAACACCGAGTCCTAAGCGATGAACAAGAATGACCGAATCAGTTGGAGCGGGAAACCAAAGGAAGTCACAGGGTTTGGTTCACATCTCGTCAATCCTAAGCGAGTTGATGGAATCGCAATTTGCGAAGGGGAATTTGATGCCCCCTCAATCACCTACGCCACCAACGGCAAAGTCGTAGGCATTTCAGTGCCTAATGGCGCTCAATCAGCAGCAAACTTTATCCGTAAAGACCTTGATTTCTTCTCACAAGCAGAACGCATTTACCTTGCGATGGATATGGATGAGGCTGGTAAAAAGGCCACCTCCGAGATTGTTGTCTTATTTCCAGCAGGCAAAGTTGTTCGTATTGACTGGCCTAAGAAAGATGCCAACGAAACCCTGGTCGAACTTGGGAGCATGGTTGTTAAAGATGCAGTTTATGCAGCAAAAGAAATACGGCCAGATGGGATCAAGCCAGCGTCTAGTTATGCAGGTTTAGCCAATAAGCCACCAGAAAGAAAAGCTACTGATTTCGGTTTTCATTTTTGGAACCGACTTACTCCTAGTTACGATAATCAACTGATTATTCTTGTAGCTGGTAGTGGAATTGGTAAGACTACGCTGCTTCGAGCATTAGCTATTGCTGATATGGAACAGGGATTAAAAATCGGGTGGATAGGACTAGAAGAAACTGCGGAAGAAGCCGTCTTTAGATTTGTAGGGATGGCAGCAGGTGTTCAGATACATGCAAGGCAAAACTATGCAGGACTAACAGAAAAGCAATTAGATGCTATTTCTTCAGCCGATAAATTTGTTTGTAACTCAGGGAAGTTAGAGCTATTTGATCACTTTGGTTCTCTTGATGAAGATGTCATTCTTCAACGGATGAACTACATGGTTAGATCTCTTGGATGCACTCGTATCTATTTAGATCACCTAACGATTATTAGTTCAGGACTGGCTCAAGATACAAGGCATATTGATTCTTTAATTACAAAGATTAGAAGTTTTATCGCTTCGACAAAATGCACAGTTATCGCTATCAGTCATCTTAATCGCTCATCTTCTCAACATAAGAACATGGAAGATGGAAGCATCCCTGAGTTATCTGACATCAGAGGTAGCCACAGTCTTGTGCAATTAGCAGACACAATTTTCGCCGCAGGTCGGAAGAGAGGAACAGATACAACACATTCTTATTGTTTAAAAAATCGGATGCTCGGACGCTGCGGTTATGCAGGCAGTTTCGAGTTTGACGAAGACACCCAATTCTTAGATCAAAAATGGCTCGACCCCTCACTCCAATAACCCCACGAACCTCAGACTTTAATCGCTTCGATGATGATGATCGAGTTTGCGTTGACTTTGGGACTTTAAAAAAGATGCTTGCTGAAGCTTACGTCCACTACAACAAAGCTTTTGACGATAAAGATCGTTTTGAGCAAGGTTACTGGGACGGTTCTATTCGTCAACTTCATTACATGCTGGAGCTACACGGACAATGATTTACAAATCCAACCTCAGTCAGAACAAATACAGGGTCCGTCTATTTGGACCTAACCATGAAAAGTTTGATGAATATTTTGTCTCTGATATGGCTAGTGGAGCATGGAGGCAAGCCATTGAAAAACACGAAAACCATAAAGCAATCGTTCTTGATTGGGAGTCCCTTTAATGCAAAGTCAACAACATCTATCGTTCAACGAAAAAATCGCCAATGCAGAGAAGCGTATTGATGAATTAAAAAGATTAATCAAAACGTGGAAAAGCAAGCGTGATCGTTTAAACCACACCAGAGCGGAAGTCAAATGAAGCTAATTATTGATATTGAAACTGTTGCTTACCGTCATGCCAGCAGCAATGAAAAAGAGTATGAAATCGACAATGGATTATGGGGTTACTTCTGCGATGTAGAGAGTGCCAAGTTTGGCATTGAAAAGGACATCGAAAGATTTACTAGCTTTGCCCCTGATCACACTCCTACTTTAGCTATAGGAGATAAGAACAATTTCAGGTATGGAGTTTGGCCTACCTATAAAGGACAAAGAAGAAAGTATCGAAAGCCAGCAGGGTACGGAACTTTAAGAGAGTGGTATCGAGACAACTGGGAGGTTAAACAGATTCCTAATGTTGAAGCAGATGATGTTGTTGGATTGATCGCAGATGATGGAGATATTATTGTCTCTGGTGATAAAGATTTAAAGACTATTCCTGGCCTTCACTTAAGCGGTGAGGAGGTCATAGAAATAAGTCAGAGAGAAGCAGATATGAACTTCTATAAACAAGTCCTGGTCGGGGATGTAGCGGATAACTTTCCAGGATGTCCGACTATCGGTAATGCAAACCCAATGTTTAAAAAAGACAATTGGATTCATGCCCCTAGCGATATGGTCTTATGGGCAATTGTTGTAGAAACCTTTGCAAGGATCGCTAAGAAATTTCCAGATAAAACCCCTAGCCCTTTGAAGATGGCGAGATGCGCTCGGATCTTAAGGGCAGGAGAGTACGACTCAATTACTGAGCAGCCACTTCTTTGGACTCCTCCAATGGAGCCTGCTCGCTGGTAGCTTCAATTCCCAAATTTCCACGACTAACTATGCCAACACCAAAGTACAAAATTAACGATCAGGTTAATAAAAAAATAAACACGGGCGTTTATTTAGCAACAGGTGCAGCCGTTGGTACGATCATTGAAATCAAGGAAAAATACAACGTAAGGAATCGTATTTCTTATTACTACGTTGTGAGGTGGGAAGACCAGAGGCGATCGGAACACGCACAACATATCCTGACTCCAGCCCCCTAGCCCTTTTTCCTCTTCTCCTCCTCTATGTGAAGGCCAGTGAATAGGCAATGGTAAGGATGTGAGGGATCACTCCTTCCAGATTTTTCGTATAGATCGTTTTGGTATTTCACACGATCCATATTGTTCTTTAACTCATTATTCATTTCTTCGCTTTCATTAAACTTCGTTCAATTAATGCCACTGCCCCATCATCGAGAGTATTGTCTGTTGATTTAGCTAAAGCGTGTAATAAATCAATGATTAATTTTTTAGTGCT